GCTCTACGACTATTTCTGTCCTCAGAGGATAGGTTAGTTCCATAGACCCTGTTGACATCTTGAATGACACACATTTGAATCTGCATACATCCGACTGATCTGCCGTTGTCTCCGATTGCTTCGTTGGGATTAATGCAACCGCCTGTCTCAACCATCATAATGGCTAGGAGTAATGTTTTAAGTGTAATCATTTTTCCTGCCCTCCTATGCTAATAATAATGTCGAGAGCTGAGTTCATTTCTTTATGTAATTCAGCCAAGCCAAGACCTTCGAGGTCGTCCCTAGCGTTGCTGATAATCATTAATAATTCGTGTAGTTTTTCTTCCATAATATTTTTTCGTCTTTCTTATTGTTCGTTATAGTGAGCTATTTTGTTTATATGTCAAGCAAGTATATTTGCCTTGCCGTAAATTTAATTTACCATGCCTGTCAAGGGTTGGGAAAAAGGAGGCTGAGTGTTTGTTCTCAACCTCCCTTGTATAGAACAGAGTAATGTTATTTATATCTGTAAATGGTTCTGAGGTGTAAGCATTGGATGTTGTAGCCTCCTGCATAAATTGACTCAAAGCTAAAGTTCTTAGTGCTTCCGTCTTTAAGGGTGATTGTCCAAAGTCCTTCGACTTGTCCGTCTTTTCCGATGTTGATATATTTTTCTTTTACATCAGCAATGTTTTCGATGTCGGCTTTAAGTTTTTTTTCAACTGCAACTTCAATTTTAAGGAGTTTGTTTTTAGCTTGTTTGGCTAAGTAAGCTTTATAAGCTGTTTTGTCTTTTGAATAATCATATCTGAATTTTTCAAAATTTGTCCTCCCTACTGACTTAATAAACATATCTTGAATAATTGCTCTGTAATCACTTCCTCTTTTAAGATTAATAAAGTGAGCATATCCATTATCTTTTGTCCAACCACTACATTCGCTTTTTAATGAGTTTGCGAGTTGTGGGTCTGACTTTCTGATTTCTTCAATTTGAGCGGGAATGTATTCTGAGAGATCAGCATATTCTCTCCGTTGACTGCGTCCTGTTTGAATCCAATTTTTTGCAGTAAATTCAAATTCATATTTGTCTGTCTTGTAATTTAATTCTTTTCTTAAGCAATGTTCGTTGTAAACATTTTGAGGAAGGACTGCTTTAATTGCGTCTTCGCAAAGTTGTAATCTTTCTTGTCTTTTATCGATACTGTTTACCATAAAAGCGAACATATCTTTTTCCCATTGGTCGAGTAATGGTTTTGTGTTTTCTTGGATTGCAGTTGCGATTGATTTAATTGAATTTTTCATAGTAGTATTTTTATAGGTTAATAATTAATATAACTCTAAGAAAAGAGATTTTTATAGGAATGTCAATAGTGAATGATAATTATTTTTATCTTTTTTATAATTATTTTTACTGATCAAATGTCTAGTGGAATTATGTTCACTACTATAAATATGTTCACCTATACAAAAAAACCTCCTAGCCCTTTAAGTAAGGGAGTTAGGAGGCTTTAAAGAAATAAAGGTTTTATAAGTTTTACTCAGGAATCCTTTGACCTTGAGGGAAATAGGGCTTTAACCCTTACGCAAACTTACTAACGGAAAATAATTTTAAAGATGTATTATATATTTCTTATAAAAACAGTTGATGTATTATCACCACTTGTTGTCGTGCCTGTAACTTCCCACGATTCTCCTGATTTAACAATGGTTGATGCTTCTGCACTTACATCTTTGCCATAATTCTCTGCATGAGAAATTGTTACTCCTCCAATTTTAATCCCTACTGCAATACTTGAATTTTGTTCAGAACTTCGTGCTACTCTAGCATTTATAAAAATGTCTGAAGTAGCAGTTGCACTTCTAACAGTAGTTGATGCAACACCGCCTATACTACTAGGGATATTATTCAAGGCGGTATCTACAAAGCCTTTAACCGATCCCTGTGTTGGGACTAGCGTATTGCTTGGGCTATTACCACCCATTGTTGTATCCGTAGAACCGAAGCTGATATGTTGGTAATCAACTGACCCATCAACAATGTGTTCTGAGTCGATTGAATCATCTTCAATTTTAGTTCCGTCAACGCAGTCTGCTCCTAGTGATGCTTTTACCACTTGCCCTGCGAGCTTTGAGGAATCCACTTTGCCTGCAGAGGTCAATCCACAGATGCCACTATTAGCGTCAAAGCTATCAACGACAGTCTTGAGTTTGGTTAATGCGTTGAATAAATCTTGCCTTGCGTCTTTTGGTTTATCGGATGCTGAGTCAAGGTTGGTTGTTACTATATCGCTACTTGATGAAGGGAATGCGGTCATGATTAAAATCCTGTTGTTGTTATGTCGATTGTTGCGTGAGCTAAAGAGCCACTTGAGTTATATAATTTTATAGTCGGTGCTAATGCTCCACCTACTGTTGATGTTTTGTCTACTATCTCAAATGATTGTCCTGCACCTCCGCCATTGAAGGCAACCTGTATGCCGTTCACTTGAGTAAATTCTGATTGTAAAGGAATCTTAATATGTCCTGCACCAACTATGTAGGATGATGCTAAAGTGGAGGTGTCTACATTGGGTAAAGTTTCAGTTTTGACTTTTCCGTCCAATAATATTCCTAAAGTTTTGATCAAAGCATTTGCCCCTGTGGCATTAACTGTAACCTCAATTCCTATTGCGGTCACATTGTTGACAGTATCAGGGTCGACTAAATTATTGTTTCCATCGAGGTCGGTGTATGAGTTTCCTCCAACTAATTTAAATTTAACTGCTTTCAATATCGTCCCTACTCCTGTTACTTGAATCAATGGTTTGAAAGTTAGGGTTGTTCCAAAATCTTGAAAAAAGGAATAGTAAACAGATGCGTTTTGTTGAAAGCCCCAAGTCTCCCAATTATCCCAAGTGGTGTTTCCTAGTTGATCCCAAGTGTCCGTTGAGGTAGGGTCAGAAATAATGTCTCCATCTTGTTCTCCTACTTGACCAAAGCTAATAGCTCCAACATCTTCCCAACCTAGTAGCCTTGGATAATACGCTTGAAGAATATCAACATTGGGGTCATCGGTTACGACTGTGCTAAAAAGATTTACAGGTGTGCTTTCGTTACCTGATGTGTCTACTGATACGATACTAAATTTATAAGTGCCTGCTTGAATAGATTTTGTTTCAAATGGCGAGACAGTTAGAAGCCCCGAATGCAGAGCAGTCATTGAACTATAAGCAGTTTGATTTCCGCTAGCATATTTAATTTTAAAACCTTTAATATCTTTGTCGTCAGGCTCAACAAAAGTAAATTGTCTAGTGTAGTCAGTTGCTTGCGAATAAGCAAAAGACTTAGGCGGATTGGGTGCGGTTGTTTTCCCTGATACCGCTTCAAGTTGCCCTTCGTCTGATGGGAAGAACGCAGACCTTTTCCCTGAAGGATAAACTGCCCTTACTTTGACTTTATAATTACCGCTTGCTTGAGCGTTTGAATCAGCAGAGTTGGATGCGGAATTTACAGGCGAAATAGTAAAGTTCGTGTCATTGGTTGCTATAATAGAAAAGCTTGAGTCCTTATCTTCCTTAAATGCTATTTCGTAGAACTGCACATACGCAAACGCAGGTGGTGTCCAACTTGCTTCAATCCTATGCACAATAGTTCCGTCATTATTAATAAGATACTTAGTTGAATCCAATGTTAAGGCTAGGGGTGAATCGGCTCGATGTGGGTCAGGTAGATTTGTGCTAGGTGCAGAAGGCGGTGTATTGACATTAAAAGTGTAAACCGATGAATCATATTCTTGTGCGGTTATTTTGACTGTGTCTGATGTCAATAATTCAATAGACGAAATCCTAAAGAGTTTGCCTGTGGATAAACTTCCGCTATCCCATCCGACCGATGAATGCTTTATCCTAACTACATCCATTGCTTCAAGAGCCAAAGCCTCAAGCGTAGCCGTGAAAGATACAGACCATTTTAATCGTGATTGCTTTAACAAGTGTTGGGATAATAAATCGACTCTTTGTTGATCGTTAGTAAAAGGCAACTCGATGTCTTGTTGGAGAACCCTGTTGTTGTCTTCAGCTATAAACCCTGTTCCTGTTGTTATCGAAATGCCTTCATCGTATTTGTTGTTCTTATCAAAGAACCTAGCGTGAATCTTGTTTTTAAAAGCCCTTACTCCTGATCCTGCAATCGTCCATTCCCCTATAATGTTTGTTTTATCAAATGTGAATACTGAGGTTTCCGCCTTATCGATTACAAGCTTATAGGTGTCTGATACTACCAAAGTTCCTCTGCAAGACGATAGGAGCTTTCTTAAGGTGCTTATTGCCTCTTCATCTGAGTTGACCACTCCATTACAAGTGTATCTTTTTTGACCTGCTACATCATTCCCTGCGGAGTCTTTAAGTGTCAAAGCGGTATCATCGCAATGATTGGCACTTTCTATAAATGATGCCATATCTATATCCGCATAAGGGACTGATCTTCCATAAACTGTATTGGTTAAAAAGTCCAAGATGCACAAAGCAGGGTTCTCTGACCAAGACCATCGAGCATCTGTTGTTTGTCTATGCGTTCCGCTTCCACCTGTAACAGTTGAATCCTGCCTTGGATCATAAACCTTCTTGCCTTTTACATCTGCGGTTATTGTTGGAAGCCCCGAAGCAAATACATCTTTGTCGTAAACTAATTTTGCTACTAAATACGCTACACCATTTCCTTTAAAGTTAGATGTCCATTGTGAAAAGGCTGACATCGTTGAAGAAGCGGTTTGATTTTTCTCGCCTAACTTTACTTCCAAAGTGACCTTGCCATCAAGAGATGAATCTGTGCTGAGTCGATCATTTAAATAAACATTGTCAACACTATCGATTTCCCCTTCACATAAGACCATACATCTTAAAAGATTTTCATTATTACTTCCTGTTACTGCCCTAAATTCTGAACCGCCAATCCTAGCTCTTCCGTAAACAACAGGAATGGGTGCGACATTGCTTGTGTTGTTAAGCTTTAATCCGTCCTTAAATACTTGCTCCTTTGGCTTTGGTTGCAACTTCTGCATAAAAAAACCAATCGCAAAAGAAACCGCAATTTGTTTAACAAGTTCTTTTTGTGCGAGATACTTTATCCCTGCTACTATTGCTTCAGGCATCTTATTTGTGGATTATTGTGAACACTTTAAATTCTAAACCCTTTAAGGTTTCTTTTAAACTTTTAGCGAGTGTTACCCTGACCTTGTCGCCTAGTCTACTGCTTACATAATTTGAACCTGTGTAAACATAGCAACATTCATAGTTTTCGGATTTCACATAAACAACATCGCCTGTTTTTATAGAAAATAAATCAATCTCCATAAAGCCAATGTCGTTAAAAACTTTTAAGGTTTCTTCTGCCTCGCATAACTCTAAGGCTTTTTCCTTGGAGTCAACATTGTGGGTTGTCTTGTGCCACCCTGTGTAATCGGTTTCATAAATAGCGTCCAATGATCCAAACACTAAAGCCGTGCAATGAGTTTCTCCCCAAATAAAATCTTTTCCGACTTGTCCCTCTAAGTAATCGTTCAGTCTTACAGGGTAGTCATTCGGTGTTTTTTTTCCTAAAGTTTCTGCTTCCATTTATTCCGTATATCCCCAAATTATTTCCTTATCTATTTGTCCCCATAAACTAAAAAAGTCATCGTTGGGATAATAGAAATTATGTTCTATGTGATTTGTGTGCCTTGCAGGTTTTTTGTCAAAGTCAGCTAAGTAGCTCGATGCGTTTATCGTCACTATTGCAGTTCCATCATTTGGGTTTTCGTTTATGGTTGGGCTATTAATCCTGCCGACAAAAACTTTTACAGGGTCAGAGTAATAGCTATCAGAGCTATTTAAAAAAGCCCTAGTAATGTGCAATTCTCTATCAATGTAATTGTAACTCAAAACCTCTGATATTTTAGTTCCATCAATTCCTGATAAGCTCACAGTAACATCGTTAATTTGAAGGTCATTAGAGGTAGATA